TTGATAGGTTCAATATTGTGTAGTCTGTTTGAGATATCAGTAATGGTAGTAATAATATCATTAATAGCTGTGCCTACATTTGTTAATTGCGCTTGTGCTTGAGTAACTGAAGCACCGAAACTATTTTTAATAACGTTCATTACGCTTGAGATCGATGTTAATGCTTGAGTTAAGTTTTCAAATCTTCCTACATTTGTTTTCGAAAAATTTGAAAGATTTGAAATAAATGTTCGATCAGAGAATAGCCCTCCGAGTTCATTAACAACTGCTTGAATTACAGTTCTGGCTCCGGACATTAAGGTAGTAATGTTTCCTATGCGACCGCCGCCTTCTAAAGCTCTACCATTTTGCAAATCTTGAATTGCTTCTCCAAATTCTGGCGCTCCTACTATAGATATCATTCCTAGTATATCAACTATTGCCTTGGCTTTTTCTCCTATGCCACGTGGCAGACGAGTAATACCAGAAGCCAATAAGGCATCAATAATCGTTTTTAATCTTCCACCATTACCAGAACCAAATATTGAAGTTATAACTGCTTCTAATGAGCCTATTAATCGTCCAACTGCTGTAGGATCAAAATTTCGAAGTACAGGCGGCGCCTCTGTAGAAAGTGGATTTCTAGCGCCAAGCGTTTCTGCCATTCCTACTTCTTTAAGACTAGTCATTATAGCAGAAAAACCATTTAAGATTGACATAACAGCTTCGGCGCCTCGAGCAGCACGTTCAATTTCTGCCGTAGTGTATCCAGTTGTAGCATTTAACATCGATGATATAATTGGTCCTATTTTGTTTTTAATGCTATCCAATATATTATCAATAGACGTAGCTACATTTGCAGGCAAGTTTGTAACAGCACGCTCTGCGGCAGCAATTCCCTCTGTGGTTGTACCATTGGCTATAGCTTCCACAACACTCGAATCGATTTTCATATTATCTGCGAAAGAACTTATAAATGTGAAAATACCAGATATTATTTGAGAAATTGGTCCAATTGCTTTTGCAGTATTTTCACTCATTCCAGAAACAGATGTTCCAACAGTTCTTATAATCTCTTGAATATTGGTAAACAAACCGCTATCTCTAAATGCGTCTAAAACTCCTTTAATCGTTTTTACAAACTCTCCGAGCTTCGAAGCTTCTTGAGCGGCATCTCCACCAGCTAACGTCCGGACGATTTCCGTTAAGCCAAGAGAAAATACGCCTGTAATTCCACGAACAATTAATTCTCCTGTTCCTTCCCCTGCTTGACCAAACATTGTAGAAAATGCTTGTAATATTCCTCCTATGCCGCTTAAAACTGCGCCAAATGATTTGACAGCTTCTGCGTTAAAGTTTCTTGCAGATATTCCACCCATATCACGTGTTAAACGAACAGCGGTTGCAATTAATCCATTGTCTCCTGTTAATATTGGAGTTAACTCTTTAAAATAATCTCGAATCGTTGCTGCTGTTTCAGCCGGAAACAGTCCTCCAACCAATAACATTCCTGGAGATGGCTGTAGGGCAGTAATAAGAACGCCTATCGATTCCATTACCGGTCCTAATGCTTCAAGCAACTTAAGTTTTTCTGGCTGAATTTCATTTACACGTTCAGATATAACTTTAATTGTATCTACAAATATATCAATTAAACTTGAAAACAAATAAGGTAATCCTACCGCTCCTAATAATGCTACAACTCCACCTATAGCTGCAAACACCGGTCCACCAAGCACCAGTAGCATTGGCAATAGTGTTACTAGAGCCATTGTTAAAGCAATTTTTACAAATATATTTGCAAACGTTCCAAGTGCAGACAATATAGAATTAACTGCATCTAATTTTTTTGTAAAGTCTTCGTCAACTGCTGGCATTCCTCTGACTTGATCCATAATAACTTTAATTGCAGGTATCATTGAATATAACAACAAAGCAACGGCTGCAACACCTATAATCATTGCGCCCACTCCGGCGCCTCCACTTAACATAGCTAGGGCGCCGACGCCAGCAGCAGCAGCTATTGCCGCAGCAGCACCGATCATTAGCATTTCACCGTATCCAATTACTTTTACTGCCAATTCTGCATCTTCTTCTTTTATTCCTTCTCCTCCCGCCAGGGCTCCAATTGCCATTTTCATCATATAGGCAAGACCAACAATCATCAGACCTAAAACTACAAGAGCGCCTATTGATTTAATAAGTACCGCCTCGTTTACAGTAGACAACACTTTGGTTAATCCTGTCATAGCAGTAATCATGCCACCCATGACAATAATAGCAAACGTTGTTTTTATTATGGCTTTTGCAGAAATATTTTCAAACATTGATGCAGCGATGGCAAAAGCTCCAAGGAATATCAACATAGCGCCAGCTAGGAATGCAGCAATTATTAACAAATTGGCACCAGCTTTAGCTACATCCATTGCGTTAACTTTAGACAAACGTTTTATAAAGCCTGTTAAACCGCCTTCTGCTGCTGGAGGAGGAACAGGTGGAGTACGTGGGACACCCGGTGGCGCTTTACGTAAAGCCGCTGGTATAGGAGGTGGAGGTCTACGAAGCCGACGATCTCTTAATACTGTGATATCTCTATCAGCTACTTCTGTAACGCCAGTTATTCGATTGACTAAAGTTTGTCCAGCTTTAGTTATAGCAGACGACCCTGCTGCGGCCGTAAATCCTTTTACAACCGATTGAGTTAAAGCAGAAGCTAGACCACCCGCAATACTTCGAATAAGGGCAGGACCAAATAAGAATCCCCAAATTTTTAGCTTATTTTCTTCGTACCATGCCTCTACTTTAGAAAAGACTATATTAAAAAGTTCTTTAATTGCTTCCCATAGTGGCGGCCAAGCTTGTTTAATAACTTCCCAAACTTCTGAAAGCATCTGTTTTATCTGACCGCCTAGAGTGCTAGTATCTATCGGTAAACCTTCTTCGCCTTTAAGGAAACTATTAATTCCTTTAATAAATTTGGTCAAATACTCAAATACAACCGGTATTAAAGCTTTTAATCCTCCAAGCACAGCTTTCATTATTGTGCCAAAGAATAATTTAAAGTTTTCTATCAGCCTGCGTCCTGCCGGCGAACTTGAATCAAAATGATCAAAGAAAGCTCTCTTCAATCGTTCAAACAAATTCTTTAATCCAGCTTCTGGATTTGTTTGCAAGTCTCTAAAGAAATCTTTAAATGCGTCAACAACTTTTGACATTGTTCTCTTCCAGCGATCTGGATTAAACAAGTCTCCTAATGATTGTAATATGCCTTTAACACCAGGGAACATTTCAACGAAAGCCCTACCGACCTCCATACCCGCAAGTCTGGTACGCCGGAGCATCATTCGAATATTCCTCATTATTTGCCTAAATTCCCTACTTCGGAATATAGCCCTCTCAAATCCTTGTACAAAGGCTTCAAATAAAGATTTGGCGCCACCTCCACCACTTTTAACTAATCTTTCAATAGAACCAGCAAGCTTTTGCATTGCTTCAGCTTGTGTAAGTTGTTTCTTTTCTGCTTCAGCAGATTTCTTTTTAATCTGATCTAAACTCAATCCTCTATTTTCTTGAGCAAACAGTAACGCCGCTTCTTCTTGACTTAAGCCTACTTGTGTTGCAAGATAATTTTGTGAACGACGATCTAAAGATTCAAAGCTTCGACCAGTTCTCTCAAGAGATTGCCTCAAATATTCCATCCGCTCGCCAGGATTTTCCATTTTTAACAGTCGCATAGTTTCTATTTGAATACCAAATTGTTGATTTAACCTAGCGGCAGCTTCAGCAGCCGAATCTAAATTGTCAAATTGATCCATTATGCCAGCAAGAGACTTAACTTCCATGCCAAGCTTTTTAGCATATACAGCAGTTTCGCCTAGTTCTTTTCGAGTTAAGCCGCCGAAATGCTTCATATCGCCTTCCATTTCAGCCATATCTCGAGATATTTCCATAGCATTTAAGCCGAATGCTTCGCCTAGTTGTATGGCGTAATTGGACATTTCTCGTAGCGATTCATCAATGCTTGTACCACTTATCAGGGCTGTCCTTGCTATGGTTTTCATCTGTTCATTTGACAGACCTAAACCTTTTTGGAAAGCTAAAGTAGCTTCTGCACTTTTTATTAAACCCCTAGCAACAACGTTATTAAACAGCGGACCTAATGCCTTAGCCAACTCCATAACTGTTTTTAATCGTTCTGCTAAATTGCCAAAAGTTCTATAAACAGAAAGACCGGTGTTGGCAAGTTCTCCCTTCATACTCTTTGCCATGTCGATTATGGCTTTGGAAGAATTGGTAGATAAATCGCCAAATTCTTTACGTATATTTTCTAATGTTTGCCTTAAGTCACCTCCTCCCCCGCCGGATGTAGCCTTTTCGAAAAGGAAATTCCAAATTCCTATAGGGAATCTCAATACTGACATTGCAAATTGACTAAATTTACGAACTACCGTATCTAATATTCCTCCGATACCTTTTAATGAACTAAAAGTGAATTGAAATCCTTTAATAGCGCCTTCCGCTGCTGCGGCAGCGACGTTAATTCTATATTTTTCAGCAAGTTCAGCAGCATTTTCTAAAGCTTTTGCTGCTTCATCAGTTGCAGATTTTATTTGAGCCTGCGCAGCGACAGCTTGTACTGCTGAACTTTGTGTTGTTTGACCAAATTGTTTGGCTGCTTCTTCAGCGGCTTCTAATTGATCAGAAACCCCTTTAAGACTTTCATTCATGGCGTTAACATCTATTTGACCCATTGCAACAGCCATTTGTTGCATGATTGCTAGCTGTCCCTTTTGAATTTTAGCCTGAACTAACAATAATTTGTTTTGTTCTGCCAAAAGTTGATTCAATTGGGCTGTTATTTCGATATTTGATGCCATGTTTTATATTTAACGTATATTGTTTGTCTGGTCTTGAGATAATTACAATCGGGAACAAAAATTTTAAGCAATTGAGGTAGATATTATATGTCAAATAAATCTGAAAACCAACTTAATGAAGTTCGTCTTACATGGGCAGGAAAACTGTTGTTTGCAACTGTAGCAGCACGTTTAGCTGCTGCTGGATTAAGAAAATTAAGTTCAAGTATGAATGAGCAAGAAGAAAATGAAGAAGATTCGACTCCGGCAAACTTTCCATTTAAGTTAGAAGGTAAACCAGAACAAATTGCAGCAATGACAGATGTTATTAAAGCTTCTAAAGAATATCAAGAAGAATTAAATCGTGAAGGCGCTACGGTAGAATCTGTTATGCAAAAACTCAATGCTCAAAATGAAGCTAAAGTAGCTTTTAAAAACACAACCGGTCATGATTGGCCATTATGATGGAGTACAAAATGAGTAAATTGTCAACATTGGTAAAATATCTTCTTTCCGAATCTGTAGAAGAAACAAAAATTGATACATCTCCAGAACTTGAAGATGATATTAAACATTTACAACATTTCCGAACTTCAGAATGGTCTACCGATGAAGAAGATGTAGAGTTTTTAGAAAAACTTGAAGCAGCAGAAACAACTGAAGAATTTGAAGAAGCTCTCTTAAGTCATGAGTATTTGGCTCATGATTTTGGTGATAGACTACATCAAGTTGCTGAACTTATGAGTGTTGCAAAAATGCTAAACAATGATCCACTTAAACTTAGTGAAGGCGTAGAAGAAGAAAAAGGTTATAGTGGTCCAAAGAAATATAAGAAAGTAGTTGGATCTGGCAAAAAGAAGAGAACAGTTAGATACGGCGCCAAAGGCTATTCTATTGCCCCAGGAACATCAAAGGGAAATAGCTATTGCGCCCGTTCTTATGGTCAAATGAAAGATCATCCTTCTGCTGCTAAAGATCCTAACAGCCCGCTTCGTCTTTCCAGAAAGAAATGGCGTTGCTCCGGCAAATACTCCAAAAAATGAAAAAGATTAAAGAAAAACATCTCTCTTTCTCTCATAAACCAACTGGATATAAGAAACGGGTCGTTCAAAAAACCTTCTTACTTCCAGATGGTCGTTCATACACGTCATTCATAGATAAAACACCAGATAGCGTTAATATCTTTCCTATGACAGACGATGGGCAAGTAGTGCTCGTAAAACAGTTCAGACCGGGTTCTGAGCAAGTAGAGATGGAACTACCGGGTGGTATGATAGACCCCGGAGAAAAGCCTTCTAGAGCCGCTGAGAGAGAACTATTAGAGGAGACAGGCTATGAGGGCAACATAGAGTTCTTATCTGCCCGTAGCTACTCTCCTTACTCTGAAGGCAAGAGATATCTTTATATTGCTACCGGCTGTAAGAAGATATCTGGACAAGATTTAGATATGGACGAATATGTTGATGTTGCTGTAGTTGATATGGAAGATTTAGAAAATCTTTTATATGACGGCAAAATAAGAAACCCAGACGGCGCCTATATGGCATTGCATCATCTGGGTCTTCTTAAGATTCGTTTTTGATATATTACGTGAAGCGTTGAAGCTTGGCTGGCACCTGTGAACGATATTTTCCAGTAAGAGCACGAACATCTGGGGTATTATGATGCATCGCTTTACTTGGAATATCGCTTCCTTTTTCAGAAGCTTTATTGATTTCTTTTTCTATTCTCTTAATGAGCCATCTCTTATAGACTAATGGAAAGTTATAATACGTATTCCAATCCATTCCAAAATAATAACCTAATAAGAAGAATGGCTCAAGAATAACTGCTTCTTTATCGTTTGTAGTTAGGCCAAAAAAAGGTAGCCCCCATGGGTAGGGACATCTCCTCGAAGTGATCACAATTTTGGCATTTAAAATCAATCTTCATATCAACGCCAGGTTCATGTTGATCTATATAGTCACGAAGCAAAAGAGAGTCACGTGCTGGCATATATTGAACAAATTTTGAAACAAGACTCTTATTTTCATTTCCATCGATTGCGATGATGGAGCGTAAAAGGCGACCGGTAACAAGATTCGAATTTAATAAACCTTTCTTCTTACGGGTTTCCATATCAGCAACAATTTCTTCTTCTTCACGACCATTTAAAAACTTAAACGTGATTGTCTTTCCAGAAACCGGCAATTTGAAAGCAAATGCGTTTGTATTTGGAGTAATTGGCTCAAGTGCTAGTGGTTTGATTGGTAATGAATTTAGATCGATCTCTAATTCATTTTTAAACTCACAATTTGGGCATTGATATGTTGGCTCATAGATATTACCATAACCAGATGCACGAATTGCAATCATGAGAGCGTTTCTATCGCCAGATAGCAATGATTGAACATCAATATCTCTATTAATCAAACATGATTTAATAAGTTCTGTAATAACGGTACCACGCTTAATAAGAGCCTGTGACATAAGAATGTCTTCTTCTTTGGCTGTCATTGCACGGTACTCTACAGAATCTGCTCCACAAAGGGGATGACCATATGGATATACTTTTCCTTTTGATGGAAGTGGAACAGCATCTACTGGAATTTCTACACCAAGTTCTTGCTTGGCATATTGTTGAGTTGTTATAGGTTGACCATCTTGAGATGATACAGCACCTGGATTCTGCGCAGCCTGTTGTGCTGCAAAGATAGCATTACGTAATTCTCTATTATCATTTTCTGACATTATTTTTTCCTCCAATTGATATAACTCTTCAATTGTATAAGGTCAGCTTACAATGTCTAATAAAGATTATCTAATCAAATATTTCTTATTATAAAACAGATATATTCTTTTAGGGTACCAGTTGATATTACATTACGATAATATTCTTTAACTTCTTCACGGTCTTCGTCACGAGTTAACTTCGCATCCAAGAAGATGTTTATAACCATATCGGGAACAGGTCTATAACCCTTTTTACGGCTTTCTATCTTCCTTAACGCCTGTAGATAGCGCCAAGTTTCAGAAGGCTCCATGCCTTTTTTATGAGCTTTTATAATAAGCTTTGCAATCTTTTGAGCATCAGCAAACAATTGAGGATATCCCTTGCGTAATCTCTCATATTGTTCCATTGCTTCTTCGTACATGCTCATATAGTATAAATAGAAAAACCTGGAATAAAAATCCCAGGTTTTTATGAAAGGATAAATATATAATCTTTCAGTATTGAAGTACGCAGTTGTCGAAGCGGATAGAAAGTTGGATATCTGCTAGATCGTTGCCATCATAAGCCATATCACCGAAGTTAGCAGACTTACACCATGCGCCTTTGATATCCCAAAGTTGAACTACGGTACCAACTGGATCTAACATTTTGATTTGGATATCACGCTTATAGAAATCAGAATATCCAGCACGACCAGATACGGATTCAAAGCAAAGACGAACCCATTCCATAACCTGTTGTGCGCCAGATGGAGCAATTGGATCATAGAGAGTTACGTTCATTTCGCCCCATGTTCCCTTGCCAGCAATGTAACGTGTGCTGTTGATCCATGGAATCGCCGTTTCTTCAAATGTCATCTGTGGACGAGCAGCGGATTTAACAAGGAATGAATCGATGCCTTCGATTGCAAAGACGAACCGATGCTTTTTAAGCGGTTCAAACTTTGTAGGCAACATCTCTGTAACTGATAGTGTTTCGGCCATATTATTTTACCCTTTATTCTTCCTATAAATATACTTGAAATAAGAATTTCTAAATGTATCAACCACGTTTTCTGTCTTTGCCAACGTGCTTATCTTTTAAACCACGACGAAGCATTGCTAAATCACTTGCTTCAATTTCACCATCATCATCTAAATCAAGCTTATCTTGATTCCCATGAAGTTCTTCTTCAACTTCTTCTTTCATCCATGCTTCTAGCAAAGCTTCTGCACGGTGATTGAATGATTCTTTTTTTGTTTTTGGTTCACTTGGGTTAGGAACATTAGCTCCGCCAGGATTGCCAGAAGCAGCAGATCCTGGAACGCCTTGTGGACCAACGTTACCAACTTGTGTTCCTGTTACAGACCCGCCGTCAGCAGGAGTAGAGGTGTCACCTTCTTCAAGTACGTCTTCTTGACCAGGACCAACTACAACTACTCGAGTTACAGGTTCTGAAATTTCATCTCCCATATAACCGCCGCCCATACGTAATGATGGACCTGCCATTTCTCCAGCCATGCCGCATTCATCTACACCGTAGCCGCATTCTTTTAATTCACGGACACGTTCTTCGGTTAAGATACCAAGATTTGTATATATAAGTTTCATTTCTTATCATCCTTGTCCAAAGTTGTTTGGATTGTTGATTACGAAGTCTACAGACAAGAACTCGAGGGTACGTGTTGGTTGTAAGAAAATCTTACCACGGATTGTCTTGTTCTCAAAGTCTGCTTGAGTTGTTGTAGACGTGTCGATTCTTACAAGGAATCTATCAACACCACGTTGATCTTGAACACGCTTAAGGATTGGGTTAACAAGCTGTGAGAAGCGTGCAAGTGTCTCTGGTAGAGTTTGTTCGAAGAGAATGCGGTTTGCAACTTGACGAACTTGTCTACGGATAGAGAGAAGTAGACGACGAACGTTTACACGGTCTAGAGCAGATTGTTGTGCATACATGGTCTTCTGACCCCAGATTACCAATCCTTCAGAACCAGCAAAGGATACGATTGGATTGATATCTACTTCATATAGAGCATCCATATTTGCTCTGGAAAGTTCAATTGTAGAGCGTACAGTTGTTTCTAGTGCGCCTCTTGCAAAACCTGCTGGTGCAAACCATGGGAAAGCAACCTTGTCATTGAAAGAGAAGGCACCGAGAGCAACTACGGAAGGCGGAACCTGACGAAGCTGATTTGCAACTTGATCTCTCATTATAACATCTGGGAAGTAGCAAGCTGCGAATGAGCTATTCATATTACGATCACGGAATTGTGCAACCGTGTAAGCAACAGATGGCACCTGTGTATTCTCAAGAAGAAGATCACCAAAGGTATCGTATGTTTCAATATCCATTAGATATAGAGCATCGAATCTGTTTTCAGCAATTTCTACAGCACGATCCGTTATAGATGGATTTGTGATTCCTGGTAGTGCAAAGAGTTGTACATCAACTTCTGTTGCATCAGAAATTATATCAAGTGCTGTATTGTAAGCGACTACAGCAGAAGCATTTTGTTCGCCACGTGAAGCAAAATCAAGTTCTTCATATACCGCTCTGTTTGTTAGATAAAGCTCGTCATAGTTGAAGACATTAACGCCATCGAAACCACCTTGTAGATATACGGTGAATTTAGCTAGTTGGCGTACATTGAAGAGAACCAAGTCTGCTACTGCTAGAGCTCTTGTCTGATTGACGGTATCTGGTACAATGTTGCCACCACGAACATAACGCCAGTTAATTAGAGCGTTTTGATTTGTGTCTGGTTGAGATGTAGCAAGAGTATTTCCTGCATATTGTACCTGTACGTTTTCTAATGAAAATGCGTTGTTATTGAAACGATCTGCGTCAATAATACCATTTTCTACAGTATCTAACGTTCCTTCATTATCCATTGTGACAACATTTTGCCAATCAAGTTGGAAATTAGGGAAATAAGATGAGAAGCTTCTGATTGAAGACTCGAATAGTAGAGGAGTTTTATTTGGTTCAAGAGCAGATGTTTTACGGCTTGTTTGTACGCCCCAGTAAAGTCCTCTATCTGCCGTTTGATTTGGTGCTATTCCGTTTGTAAGATTTTCACGGAATGGAACTGGCATTTGAACCGTATTACGGAAAGGATTTGAAACTACTAGTGTGCTCGGATCATCAAATGCAGCTAGAGGTGCAGAACCAGAAGTCATTAAGTGTGCTGGTCCACGGAAACCCATTGGTACAGCAGTTGGATCAACATCAGCAGCATCAACAGCCGCTGCTACTTCTACACGAATATATTTGGAATTATTTGGATAATTTCCTTCAGTTATAAGTTTTGAAGAACCTTCTTCAGCATCAAAGTTGTAGAACGTGTGGTAATCACCAATTACACGTGCAATGTAGTTTGGAGAAGTTGGGTCAAGAGATAGACCAACATATTTCTCGAGAACAACTTTAGACTTATCGCTGTCACTAAAATCTCTTACAAGAAGATCAAATCTGCCATATAGATTTGTTTCAGAGAGACTTGGAGCAATACCTTCTATGGAAATTTTAACTTTGGTATTTGCGTATATACCATCATCTAGAGAGTGAATGCGGAATAGGTTAACTGGCTTGCCGCCGAACTTTTGAGAAGTGATCCATGGGCTCTTTGGAGTGCGGTAGCGGTCTTCGAAGTTCTCATAGTTAGGAGCAGTTAGAGAGCCACTATTTCTTGCTTGAGAACCAGTTATAAGGAATGCTACGTTTTCAAAGCCAACGGTTTGCAAGTCACTAACTGCTGTTACTGTATCATCAATAAAGTTTGAACCAGTAGGAACAGCAAATGTTGGATGAATAACCCAATCTGTTTGAAGGACATAACCAGCTTGCTCAAGCTTAAGCGGATCTTTATTCAAGATTAATCCGAAGTAATTTGGAGCTTCAACATCAAACGAAGCTGTTATTACGCTTGGGTAAGATGGGTTTGTATTAGTAAGACCATTTACAAGTAATACGAATTCTTGTAAACCGCCATTAAGATTAACAGAGCCTGTTACCGCTCCACCAGGAGTTGTTGTGTCTGGGTCAGCAGCATTAACTGGTGTTAATGATGATGATAAGGTAAGTAATGTGCCGGAGGCAGCAAATAGAATTCCACGAACTACTGGTACGGCAGAAGAAGGCAATCCTGCATCGGTGAATACGCTTGAATCTACAATTGTACTGGAAGCAGAAACTTCGAATTCACTCATTACGGCGCCGAGGAAGTATGTACGACCCGGTGCATTTCCTAGTGTTGCATATTGAGAGGCTGTTAACTCACCTGCAAATCCATTCCAATATTGCGGTATTTCACCACCAACTACAAATCCTGCATTATTAACTCTTCCTCTGTTTAAACCATTCGTAACTCTTTTATTTCCATCACCAGCGCCCAAAACTCTTATGAACGTTGCAGCTTGTGCATTTCGAAGCCATTCAGATACTGCTAATGGACCATTATATATGTCATTTGATGTTTCGCCAAATGTTGCTTGGAAATCATTATATGTTGCAACAGTCGTTGGAACAAAGGCAGGTCCAGCAATAGCAGTACCAATAACTCCGGCTGGTATACCGGTTGGTTGTATTGCGGTTGGACCGGTTAAGTTAATGATTCGTGCTGAAACGCCTGCTGATTTGAAGGATATTTGAGTCATCTTATTTTGCCTTTTCTATTTGATCGGTTATTGTTTATAACTATTCAGATCAACCAAATTGAACACCTTCTCTTGTGATTATAAAGTCTACTGCGATGAATTCTACTGCCTTAACTGGAAGCAAGTAAATCTTTGCATTCATTCTGTTATTTTCACGATCAAGTGCTGTATTGTTTGTTTCGTCACATACAATCTTGAACTGTCTCAAGCCACCACGATTTTGTACGAGAGCTAGAATTGGACTAACTCTAGATACGAATTCTTGATAGAGAGCTGGTGTAAGTTGTTGCCAGATTATTCTATTTCCAACATCAATTACTTGACGTTGTACGTCCATAATCATACGTTGGACGTTAATGCTGTCTAGGGACGTTTGTGCTGCATCAAGTGTCTTTTGTGCGAAGATTACATAACCTTCATTTGGGAACTTAACTACAGGGTTAACTCTAACTGCATATAGCTTCTCACGTTCACTTTGATTTACTCTTGTTCTTGTGAGAGATACGAAGTTAAGTGCAGCACGATTAAATCCGGCTGGAGCAAACCATGGGTATGCAACCTTATCGTTGTAACCGATTGCTGCAAGAGCTGCTACGGAAGATGGTACAGTTACTTTCTTTCCGTTAGATGGATCGTTCATTACTACGTCTGGGAAGTAAGCAGCTACATATGTGTTGTCAAGAGAACGTGCATCAAAATTGTCTGCCGTTTGTTGTACGTCAATGTATGATCCGGTTCCAGAAGTATCTCCGTCGAATATTCTTGCTCCAGCAGAGTTGTAATTTGGTACATCCATAAGATATAGAGCTAATCCATATCTGGAGGCTGCATCACTTGCATAATCAGAGACAAATGGTTCACGTTGACCAGGAATTGCCAATACGTTGATATTTGAGGCAATACTGTCTGTGATTATGTCTGTTGCAACTCTATAAGAATTGATTTGATTGTTTACGATGCCAGTACCATTTTGATTAAAACCAAAGCCAGGGCTGTTATATAGAGAATTAGAGCCGCCTCCAGACTCACTTGATGTGGATTGATCATCGAATCTGTAAGCGTGCTTATCAAGAATATTTACGCCATCAAAACCACCGTAGAATACAGTTGTAAACTTTGCAAAGTTATTGTACTTGTTGAAGGTAATTGGTTGAGGAATATCTTGAACTAATGTTGCTAGAGTTATATTGCCATTGATAGTATATGTTGAAGAATCTACAACTCCATTACGGATATATTGTGCCTTCTTCATTTGCTTTGTAACCTTGCCGGTTAGGTCATTAAGGTCACTAACTCCGCTTATAGCAACTCTTGCAAGAGTAAATTTGTTATTATTGAAGGTGTCTTTTGATGAACCGGACACGATTACATCAAGTTTTTCAATACCAGCAAATTTTGTCATTCCATACATGTAACGATTGATTTCGTTATTAACGTTAACGTTTTCAACGTTGTTGTTGTTACGTTCAAATTTAACGCCCCAGTATAGACGTGAATCTGTTATTTCAAGAGAACCGGAGTTGCGAGTTACTTTGTATCTGTATGGTACCGGTGGTACGATAGCACCTTCGCAACCAAACGTGTCGGCAGATCCGCTGCCAGCTAGACGAAGTTCACCAGAAGATCCGGATATGTCTGTAAATGTTGGATTTGTATTTAAAACATCAACACCATGGAAACCGAATGGTAGTGCTGTTGGTGGAGTCTTCTTTTCTTCTACCATTTCATTCATAACAACACGAATGTAATTTGAACGATTTGCATATTTGCCAGAACGAACAATACGGCGATCATCTGGATTTGCAACGTCAAAGTTATAATAAGCCTTCGCATCACCGATAACTTTAGCTATGTAATTGTCACTATCCGGATCAAGAGTCAATTCATTGAATTGTTCAATAACTTTAACATTGATATCACTATCAGCAAAATCTCTTACTATTAATGAGAATGTACCATATGGATATGCTGGGTTTGTTGAAGCTTGAAGATTTTGTATTGAAACCTTGATCTTATCATTCGCATATTGACCATCATCAATTGTTTCAAGATGGAAAAGATCGTATTCAATTGAACCGAAAGGCTGTGAAATGAAATCAGGTGTTCTTGGTGTTTTGAAACGTGTATCATAACGACCAAACAACTCGAGGAAAGGTGTAGTATCTAAACCTGATGCAGCAGAAGTATTGCTAGAACCAGAAGCAATAAGAACTCCAGAGGCAACAGTTGTAACAGTTGCTACTTCATCATCAACTGCAAAATCTAAATATAAGAAATGTTGTTCTTCTGCAAATTTTGCTGGATCTGTATTGAGAAGTTTTGCGTAATAAAGATCAGATGTTGGATTGAATGATGCAGATAGAATTCTGATACCATTTAATCCATCTCCGGTGCCATATGATGCGCCTATAGAACTTGATATAACAATTTTAAAATATGGTTCTTCG